GACCATTACGGTCAGGGTTTCGGTTTGCCCGCTCGAACAGACGGCGTAGAGCTCGTCGGCTGGGCCGAGGAAAACGTCGTGTTCGCCGAGGGCTTTGCCGTAGGCGTACCCGGTGCTCGACGTGACGGTCGAGTTACCCAGGTAGACGGTCGTGTTGCCGATTGAGGCCAGGTGAGCGGTGCGGTGGCCGACGCCGGTCGGGACGATTTTGGTGCGACTGTCGGTAATCGCGTATTGGGCGGAGGTGATCATTGGTCGGCCTTTCCGTCGCCGTCGAGGTCGCGGCCTTTGCTGGTGGAAATCATTACCCCTGAAAGGGTACCTGAGAGGAACAGCACGATCGGGCTAATCAGGTTAAGCAGCTCTTTGTCGGTTTCCGGCATCGTCGGGCCCTGGGGGATAAACAGCAACGCGATGAACACGGCGACCATGGTGAGCACGAGGGTGCCGGCGAGGGTGATGCCGACCCAGAAACGGAGGCGGGCGTTGAGTTGCTCGGGTGTGTACGGCGGCCTGTTCGGTTTCATGTTCTCTAGCACGTCGCTCGAGCCTCCAGGTTGGGTGTGGTTGGGACGGGTCCGGCCCAGTTCAGGGCTTTGTTTTTGGTTCGGGTCACGGTTGTGGTGGTGCAGTCGATCCAGACTTTGTTGTTGCAGCTGCTAGCCAGCACGGTGAGTAGCACCGCCGCAAGGACGGTGCGGTATTTCACTCGGTATTACCTCCCAAAGTGAAAGGTTCTGTCGGCGGATCGTCTTGTTGGTTGTACGGCGTCAGTTCGGCCGCGCAACCACCGCAACGCACGTATGGTTCGTTACCGAAAAAGGTGAACTCAATCTGCCCCTGATTGCAATCGGTGTCTGTGCATTTGACGTTGAACATTTACGCCACCTCATACATTAGTTGGGCGTCAAACCTGTCTCCGTTGGCAATCGTAAATGCTGGGGCCGATTGTCCAACAAAACTGACGCAATTGTATGACATACCGCTAAACGTTGTGGTGTCATAAACAACTGCTGCGGCATGGTACAAAGCCACTCCCGTGTCATGGATGATGATGTTGCCTAACGGGCGGTAACCTGATGAATTAGCCGGAGTTAATCCTGACGGATACGTAACAGTAATAATGCCGTTCGCTGCTCCAGCTGATGTTAAAGCTAAAGCAATTTGTACGATTACGATTTTATTTATTTGTGCGTATTTAGCGTAGTTAATGGTCGCTGTAACGGTTGTCGCGCCTTGTTTAATAGTTGGCGTGTACGATTCCCAGGCCGCGCCGATGCTGTTCATCGTGGCGGCCGTGAGCACCTGCCCCGTCGTTAGCCCTGCTGTGTATTGAGTTGCCATTAAAACCCCAATGCGTTGTAGTCGAGCCGTCCGAGAACGGCGTCGTCGAGTGTGAGAAAAGCGTACGCGGTTGCTGGCGACAGGCGCACGGCGATTGTTGTTTGGTTAGGCGTAGCACTAATAGTCATGCCTTCCAACACGCAATTGTAATTAGTGCTCCGCAAACGTACGGTGATTTGTTGGCCGAGCACAAGGTAAGCAAGCGGCGTTGCGTTGGCCCACGTTTTGACGTTCGTCGTGACGCTGTTTGGGGCCGCGCTTGATTGACTGAGTACCACGTTGAGGTAGCCCGCAAGGTTGGCCGCCTGGCTGGTTGTCTGGTCGTAACTGTCGACCGAAAACGAGCGACCGAGATTGCCGGCGGTTTGAGTTGCAAGGCCGGCAGGGTTGACGACTGTGCCGTCGACGTAATCTTCGGCCAGCGACGCAAACGCGATCCGGTCATAGGGGATTTTGTATGTCGTGGTGGCTGTATTGTCGTCGGTGAATGTGACAAACGGCCCTGCTGTTGCGGTGCCGCGTTGAAACGCCACGATCGTGTTTTCGAAGTCGTAGTCGGCTATGTATGCCTGTTCGGTTGTGGCAAGTTTTTGGAAATACGGGATTGGGTTTTCATCGGTCACCGTGAACGCGCTGACGAAGCTGGCACCGATGCCGGTTGATTGGGTGAAGTTGACTGGTGCGTCTGTGAGCAGGATGCCCATTGAGTAGATGGTTTCGTCGCCGGCTGTGATGGTTGCGCTGACGTTTGACCTGCCAGCGGTGGCTAGGGCGGCTTCGCAGGCGATTTCCCAGGTGTCGCCGTTTGTGACGAAGTCGTATTCGATTTTGATGTCGGCGACGCGGAACCAGTAGTCGTAGGAGACGCTGGTGTTGTTGATTTTGATGAAGTCGTTGATGGCGAGGCTGGGCAGGCTGCCTGGCACTCGACCTGTGATGACGGCTGTGCTGGGCCGCCATTGGTCGGTCACTTTGTTGCGGCCGAGCTGCATGACAATTAACTGCACGTTGTTGAGCTGTGTGTATGTGCCGCCCTCGGTCGTTGACCGGTATACCCGCCAGGTCAGATCAGCCATTAGGCGGCCGTTCTGATTGGCACGACACCGTTTTGGAACATATAACGGCGCAGCGCGTCAACGACCGCGTTCGGGTCGCCGCCGTTGACGTTGATCGTGACGTTGGTGGCCATTGAGCCCATGCGGTCGAGCGGTACGACGGCTTCTGGGCCGGCTTCGCCGATCAAGGCCAGCGTCGGGCTGTTGACGATGCCGCCGTTGGCGAGCTCGGGAATGTTCGGCACGTCGAAGCCTTTGCCGCCGATGCCAGGCACCCACGACGGCACCTTGAACGACAGTTTGCCGATGGTGTTGTTCCAGGCTTTTGCGATGCCGTTGAACAGGCCCTTGTAAATGCCGATGTAGGTCGAGACCGCTGTCTTGATTGCGTCGACAACCCCGGTGAACGCGGCTTTCAACGCTCGACCGATGTCGTCGACTATTTCGCGAAAAGGCTCGAATTTCTTGTAGGCCGCGACAATGGCGACGCCGATGGCGACGATGGCGGCGGTGGCCAAGACGATCGGGTTGGCGGTCATGGCGAGGTTGAACGCTTTTTGCGCGACCGTGGCCGCCGTCGTGATCACGGTCCAGGCTTTCATCGCGGTGTTTGTGATGACGACAGCTGCGGCGATGCCACCGAACGCAACACCAAGTTTGACGACCAGGTCAGTGTTTTCGCTGATCCACTTCGACGCGGACTCCAGGTAGGGCAGCAGCTTCTCGATGATGGGGATGAGGGCCGCGCCGATCGATTCTTGCGCTTCGCCGATAGCGACACCCATGCGCTTGAACCGGCCTTCGGCTGTTTCGGCGGCCGCCGTCGAGGCACCACCGAACGTTTCCTCCATGATTTTGCCGAGCTCTTGAAACGACGCGCCTTCCTTGACCAGAGAACGCATTGACGGGTCAAGCTTCGCCAGGGCGGTGGTTTGGCCGTTGTAAGCCTTAGAAAGGGCGTCGGACACGCTAGTGAGGTCTTTGCCGGTTGCGGCCGAGATGTCCATCGCCAGCTGCAGGTTTTTGGATGCCAGTTCAGCGGAGCCCATGCCTCGGGCCAACGTGGCGAGCGCGTTGCGAAGGTCTGTGTCGGCAACGCCAGTAGCAAGCGTCATCGCCGAAATCATTTCCTCAGTCGCCTCGACCTGCTTGTCGGTTGCAAGCGTCGACACTTTGAGCGTGCGGGCCAATTCGGCCGCCGACTTCTGATCCTCCATCGCGGCTTTGGCTGCTGCGCCGCCGGCGACAGCCAGGGCACCTAACGCGGCCGCTGCCGGCACTGCTGCTTTCTTGATTGCAAATTGGGCTTTTTCGCCGGCTGTTTCAAGCTGCTTGAACTGTTTGACGGCTTTGTCGATGCCGCCGCCGTCAAACTCGGTGATTAACGGGATTTTGATTGCCATTAGGCGAGTTCCTTTGCGGTCTGGCGCATGACGTCGCTAACGGCCGACGATAGTTCGCGGGTCACCTGGTCGAGGTTGCGTTCGGCTGCAGGCCACATGACGCGGGACGGCCTGCCAAACCGATCGAGCGCGGTGGCGAGCGGGTTTGCGTTGCGTTTGCCGGCCATGTCGATGATGGTGGCTGCAGCGTCGCGCTGTACGACCGCTATAACGGCCGTTGCGCCCCGTTTGGTGTCGACGCGGGCCTGGACACCAGACTTCGCTTTTTTCTGGCTGTAGGGCAGAATTTGGCGGCCTCGGGGTGCCCACTTGCGGGTCATGCCCGACAGGTACTCGGCAGGGTAGGCGTTTTGTGCGGCGGAGACGATCGGCTGCGCGATCTGCTTGACATCCTTGGTGAACTGCTTTCGCAGGTCTGGGTCGAGGCGGCGTAGGGCTTTGATGGCGTCAGCTGCACCGACAAACTCTGTGCGGACTGTCGTCATCGTTTGCTCGCCTTTCTCTGCTTGTTAATGATGTCGATTGCGGTTGCCATGTCTCGGGCCTCGAACGGAATGTTCGGCGGCCAGAATCCGGTCGCTACAAGCAGTTCGGCTAGGCCGCGGCTGTAGCTCCCGGTGGCGTAGGGTTTTGATCTTCGGTGCCGAGCACGTCCAGACTGACGATCGTTTTCGCGTATTCGTCGAACATGAGCGGGACAGTAATCCCGGCCGCCTTGGAGGCTTCGTAGGCCAAAAACGCTAGGTCTTCGGCTCCGATGCCGGCGGCCAGGTCGCCTGCTCGACGCTTGTATTTGCGTTCCCAGCTGATGACGTTGAACAGGGTGGTGGTGACCACGTTGGGGCCGCTGCCTGTGTCGACGCTGATGCTGATTTTCATGGGTTGTCTCCTTGCACGGTTGGAGTCGGTTTGATTACGGGGTGACGATGTCGCGGGCCCAGGTGCCGCCGGTGAAGGTGACTTCCTGGGTCGAGAGCTCACCGACGGTCGAGTTGATCGGGGTGAATTCGGCCAACATACAGCCGGTGATGGTGTACTCGGGGTTGGTGGCCGACTCGGTGGTGCCGCTGGGGCTGATGACCAGGGTGGCGGTGCCGACGTTCACTGCGTCGTACAGCGCGGCCTCGACCTCGTTCGAGCCGTAGCTGTTGAACAACGTGAGCGTGACTTCGCAGTTCTGCAGGCCCTTGGTGAACTTGTGCGCCGTGTCGCCAAACGCAGTGACCTCAAGAGCGTCGTAGCCCGACGTGATAGTGCAGGCGGTGCATTGATCGCTGAGGTCATACGTTGTCATTCCGACGGTCAGGTTGACTGTCGCGTTTGACAGGAAGGTCGTGGTTGCCATTTCTAGTTTCTCCTTGCCGCGATTGCGACGGTCAGTGAGTATGCGGGTATTTGTTGGTCGCCGACGGTCACGGAAACGGGCCTGCCGCCGGTGACGGCGAGCGTGGTCGAGGCCATGATGGTGTCGGCGGTCGTGATGAGGTAATCCTCGGCGTCTTGGTTGCCTGGTGGCGCGGCGAGGATCAGCAGCTCGAAACGGATGTCGCCCACGTTGTATGTGAACGAGTCAAACGTCGGCGGGTTGATGAGTACGGATAAGGGGCGGGCATTTCGCGGGTCCGTTACCGGTGCGAGGTTCAGGGCCGTCAATGCGTTGACGATTGCCGTGCGTGACTCCGCGAAAATGCCTGTCGCCGGCACCTATGCCACCTGACTGCGGCGGATGCCGAGTAGGCGCATGATCTGGCCCATCGAGCCGATCGGTGCGGGTGCCCCAAGTTCGCCAAATGAGGCGAACGAATCAACTGAGCCCCGTTCACGGTAAAGGGCTCCGGCCATCATGATCGTGCCGAGTTTGACGGCACTACTTGGCGCGGTACTCAGGCTTTCGGCTTGGTAGCCGGCCATTTTGCGCGCCTTGTAGGCCCAAGCGTTGGCGGCGTCCGTGCACACCCCAACGAAGGCTGTGTCGTTAGCGGTTGCCACGGAAATACCAAGCCACGACAAAACGTCGGCTGCCAGAATCCAGGTGCACGTTTCGGTCCAGGTCACGGTTCCGGCCATCGTGTCGCGGGCGACATCGGCCCCCGACGACGCCACAAGCAGCTGGTTCTCGATGATTTCGTCGTAGTCGTAGACGAAGTCGCCTTCGTCGTCGACGCCAGCGAATCGGTAGACCGGCACAGCCAGCACTGTGTAGGTCGCGTTGAACCCTGTGCTGCCGGCGACGGTGATCGATTGCCCGATTCCGATTTCGGTGGCCTCCAAGGTCTGCAACACGGCATAGTTGTCTTGCCTCATCGCGTGAGTGAGGGTGAAGACGGCCATGTTGCAGCTCCTCGGTGGTCAGCGGTTCAGGATCAGACGAAGTTGGCGCGAACGAACTTCGACGAGTCGATCATCAGCGACGCGAAGTAGCCCCGGAAGGCGATCGTGCGGCTGAGGGTCGACGGGCTGTCAAGGCTGATTGCGCCCTTCTGCTGCTCAAACAGTTCGTAGCCCGAGGCGTCGCCGATGATGACGGTGTCTGCCGCGAAGTTGCGGTCGACGACGACCTGCAGGCCGAACGCGATGCCGTTCTGCTGTCCAGGGGCAAGGTTGCCGAAAGCGTTCATCGGGCCAACCTGCGGGAACAGCGGACGGTCAGCGGTGTCGCTGAGGCCCATGAGCGTTCCCCACCAGTCAGGCGACAGGAAGATGTGCGTCGGCAGGTTGCCGTTCGACGAGCTGAGGATCGTCTGGGCTGCGCCCGAGATCCACGTCATCCAGTACGCCGGGTCGGTCGACGATGTGGCCGTGAAGTTGCTGGTCACCGATGCGCCAGAACGCAGGTTGTCGGCCGCGTAGTTGTCGGTCGCGTTTGCGTAGACGCGGGCCATGTCGTCAAGGATGATCGACAGCACTGCCGGGTCGGTCCAGTCAAGGTCGGCTTCGGAAACGTTGACGTAGCCGCCGAAGATCTGCTTTGTGACCTGGTTGTTGAACACGACGAGCGTGCCCGACTGGTTGCTCATTTCCGACAGGCTCGCCCCGATGCTGGTGTGGGTCGTCACTTCGGGACGGATGAACACCTTGCCGCCGCCGGGCATTGCGCGGACGCCGATTGCGTCAACAACCGGGCGAAAGCCACGGAAGTTGTTGTACACCGGTCCGACGATCGGCGTCGGCAGGATGCCGGGCGTGTCGGTGGTGACGACATCGGGCGCAGCTGCGCGGATTGCTTCACGCATCTGGTGCCACGCGGAGCCGCCGGCGATGGCCGCTGCGAGGTACTCGACGGCGGTCGGAAGCGGGACTTCCTTGCGGGCGGTCGCGTACACGAGCGGCGACGTGGGGATGGTTGCCGGTGCCTGCGGGGCCTCGGCCTGGATTTCTTCTGACACTGTTTCCTCCTCGGAAATGTCTTGGGGTTGGTTTTCGTCGTCCTCTGGTTCGGCCGAGGCGGCGATTGTGTCGATCTGGGCCTCTGCAAAGGCCGGGACCGCGACCAAACTGAGCTCGATGAGGTCAGCCGCGCTGACGATCATTGTGCCTGTTTTGTCGAATTTGAATTTCGTCGGGTTGGCTCCGACGGACACGGAATCGTAGGCACCGGCTTTCAGCAGCGCGACGGCGTCGCGTGACGCGGCCGTGTCGGCCAGCGTCGCCTCAAAACGGAGGCCAGTGTCGGTGTCTTCGAGCTTGTTGACGACGCCGCGCAGCTGCGTCAGGTCGTGGTTCTCGACGAGCTTTGCTGCTTTCTGGTTGACGTTGAATGCGCCTTTGAGAAAACGCACTTTTTGGCCGCCGGCGACGGTCGCCGTGACATTCCAGGGCACTGCAACGCCAGCGATGCGCGGTGCGTCGGTTTCCTGATCGGCTGCAGCGAGCAGCTCGACGTTGGCGGTGAATTTGAGCATCGTCACTCCAGGTTCATTTCGTCTTGCGGCAGATCGGGCATGTCTTCTTCGGGCATTTCTGGCGCGGCCGGTTCGCGGTAGATCTCGGGCTGCTCAACCATGAATTCTTCGAGGTATTCGTCGACATCGAATTGGACGTGGCGGCCGTTGGGCAGTACGTCGTTCATGCTGAGACGTTCCTGGATGGCGTGAAGCACCGGGCGCGCACCGAACAGAATCAGATCCTGGCGCGACTGTTGCGCGTTGTTGTACGTCATGCCTGACTGATCGATGCCGAGCAGGTAGCCGGGGATGTCGAGCAGGCGGGCCATTTCGAGCGCGGCGTACTTGCGCGACTCGACAAGCTGCAATTTGCTCGGGTCAGACGAAAATTCTTTCCACTCGACGGCCGAGTTGAGTGCGCCGATCGCCGAGACGCGACGGGCGTTTGACCAGGCGGCCGCCAATTCGCCGAGCTCCTCAGAAGACATCGGCTCCGAGTTGGAAGTCTGCTGAAGGTAGCCGGCGGCGATCTCGGTTGCCGCGAAACGCTCCGCGGCCTGGTCGAGACGCAACGCGATCTGGACGGCGCGGCGGCCCGCGTAAACGATGCCTTGGTTCGGCGACAGGAACGTGATTACGTTAGAGACGTCAAGGGGCATACCGTTGAATTCGAGGTCGCTGGGCATACCGAACCATTCAGGTGATGCCGGCATTTTCTCCGACGAAACCATGTTCGCCGGCAGCCACTGGAACGTCGCGGGGAAGCCGGTGCTATAGCGCGATGTGACTGCCCAGTGGGCGCGGCCGTACATGATCAGGTCGCGGGCGGTCTTGCCCATGATCCACTGGCGCGGGACGGACGGGTCGGGCCGCGACATCCACGTCTCGCCCTGAACCCAAATTTTCTCGTATTCCTCGCCAGACCACTGGAGCACGTAGGACTTGAGATCAAGTGTGCCGACGACCGTCGTCAGGAGCGAGACAGCCCTGGAGATCGTCGGCACCGAGAGGGCAGCTTCCTCCGACGCCCCGACGGAGTAGGAATAAAACTGCCCGATTTGGGAAGCACCAGCGGCCGCACCGACAGGAGCGGATGCGAAAGCGGGTGCCTCGACCTTGCGGCGAAATAATGCCATTGGTCGCATTGTGTACACGAACGGTCGTTCGTTTCAAGGACCGCTGATAAAGATAGAGAGTGATTACCTACCTGGCGAACGCGACAGCTGCACGGGTTTTCTGTTGGGGTCGAGCGACCAGGGCGGCGGCCCACACCATGCACCGCGCCAAGGTGATCAGCCCAGGCGATTTCTGTGATGACAAGACGAAGCCACCTTGGGTTTTGACGCCGACGGCACGGTTGACGTGCTCTAGTAGCATTTGTTCGCCGGTGTGCACCAGCAGCCGTTCGGTGATGAATTGGCGGACGGTGGCGGTGTGGGTCAGCAGCTCGGAGTAGCCGACGATCACCTTTTTGCGCTCAAGCGCGGCTGGGGCGAGGGTGGCCAGTGACGGGGTGAGCGCGATCGTAGTCAGGTCTGGGGCGAGCTTCTCAATCTCGGTCCACACCTCGGCGAGGGTTTGGGCGACGAATGCGACGGTGACGCCGATGCGGCCGTCGTCAAGTTTGGCGGCGCGAACCGCCGCATAGTTCGACTCGTCGATCGAGCTGTCAACGGCTAGCACACCGCCGGCGGGCACCTGGTCAATCTGCAGTTTGTTGAATTCGCCTGGCTGGACCCACGACTGGGCAGAGCTGATCCACAGGTTGAGCGACGCTCGAAGGAAAGCGGATTTGTCGGCCATTCCGGACTCGTCAATCAGGGTGTCGAATTCGAGGGTGTGGCCCAGGGCTGGGTTGGCCATGTGCCAGAACGCGGCGTCGTCGGTCTCGACTCCAGGCGGGATTGACCACTCGGCGAAAAACAGTTTGCCTGGCTTGTCCTCGTCGATCGCCCGCAAACCTTCCTCTCGGAATTTGATCATGGCTTTGGAGTCTTCGGTGCCGGCGGTCGACCACATCGAGAGCATCGGTTCGCGGCGGGCCCGCTGGGATGGGATCGCGCCGTTAAACAAGACGTCCGAGCTGACATTCCACACTTCGTCGGCGACGATGTAGTGCGGGCTGTAGCCGTGAAACGCTTTCGGTGTCGCGGCCTGCACCAGCCACCTCGACCCATCGGGCATTTCGAGCTCGTTGCGGCCATAGGACCAGTACGGCTTCGCCCCGAACTTGGCTTCGAGGATCGGGGCCAACGCCTCGAACTGCTCAACGGCCAGATCGAGACTGTGGGCGGTTGAGATCAGCAGCACCGGCTCGCCGCGACGGATCGGTTCCCGCGTCAACGCCCAGGCGATCAGGGCGCGAAGCGCAACCGACTTGCCGTTCTGTCGAGCGACCGACACCAAACTCCGCCGGTAGCACAGGCCGCCGGTGTCGTCATGGGACAGCTGCCCAGCCAACGCCTCGATCTGCCACGGCATGAGCTCGATCTCCAGCACCGTCTTTGCAACCTCCGCCACTTCGGCCGCGTAGGAGCCTGAGCCCTGCCCCCTGGTAATCAGCCTCGGCGGGATCCGCCCAAATACCGCGCCTCCAGACGGAGTCAAGACAGATCCGCCCTCCTCAGCCGTCATTCCCACATTCTGGGATACATCGACGGA